CGGCGTAGATATGGCGTTCTATGACCTCATGTGCATCTACATTGACAAGACCGACGGCCTGCCCCTTGGGTATCAGACCAGCCAACTGCTCGCCCTGATGTTCCTTGACGAGTTCGACCATTACATCAAGGAAGACCGGGGATGACGCTATTACGGACGATACATGGACGATTTCTACGTCATCGCCCGGACAAAGCGGGAGCTTCAGTTTCTTTTGAAGGACATTGAGCGTTGGATGAGCGACCTCCACCTCGAACTCAATTCTAAGACAGCAATTTTCCCCTTGAAAAACGGGCTGGATTTTCTGGGCTTCCATAGCTACCTGACGGAAAGCGGAGCCTGCGTCCAGAAGCTCCGCCGTTCGGAGATTCAGCGCATCCAGACCCGCGTCAAATACTGGGAAAAAGCCTACCCGGCAGGGGAAGTGACCAGAGAAGATGTTATCACCAGCTTCGTAGCGTGGGATGCCTTTGCATCCTACGGTGACACCTACGCATTACGGCTGAAATACGCCAAGAAGGTCTCGGTAATCATCGGCGTGGACGTAAAGCCTCGGAGGAAAATCAACTCCACGAGGAGCGTCCGTGCCTTGCGCCGGGTAAAGCAGGAACAGAACATTCGCCGGAAAAGAGGTGACATTACGCCCCGCAAAGATCTGTTCCAGCCCGAACCGCGTCCCGACAGCATTCCGCCGTGGATGTAATACACAACAGGAGGTTCTTTTTTATGGCTTATGTGACCTTGAGTTCCAAAGCAATCGGCAGCACCATCAAGCTGAAAGTAAATGGTTCTGCCAAAGATTTCATCGTCGTCCATCAGGGCAAGCCGTCTAGCGTCTATGACGATAGCTGCAGCGGTACTTGGCTGCTGATGAAAGACATCTACGAAAACCGCCAGTGGCATAGCTCGGACACTAACGACTACGCCAACAGCACTATCCATTCGTACCTCAATAGCACCTTCCTTGCGATGCTCGACTCGAACATTCAAAAGGCAATCAAGCAGGTAAAACTCCCGTACCGCAAAGGCAGCGGCACGTCCACGACCGTTACCAGTGGCTCGAATGGCCTGCCTGCGAAGATTTTCCTGCTCAGTGCGACCGAAATGAGCTTCAACTTCTCCTATATGCCGAGCGGTGAAGGCGCGGAGCTGGCCTATTTCAAGGGCTGCGCGGACAACAGCTCGGATTCTAAGCGTGTCGCATATCTCAACGGCTCGTCCGCCTGCCGGTGGCTCCGCTCTCCGTACTGCAACGGCTCCGGCGGCGCCCTGTACGTCGACTCCAATGGCGACTGGTACCGCAACTACTGCTCCGACTCGCGCGGCATCCGCCCCGCTTTGATTCTGCCCTCTACTCTCTTGGTGTCTGACGATGGCACAGTCTCGACTAACACCGCGCCCTCGACTCCGGGGAGCATCTCCGTTCCTTCGTCCATCATGGGCGGCACGAACATCTCGATCTCGTGGGCAAAAAGCTCTGATGCAGAGAGCAATCTCGCCGGCTACAAGGTAGAGCGTTCGACCAACGGCGGCAGTTCGTGGAGTCAGATTTATCAGGGTACGGCCACCAGCACCACGAACAACGTCGCCTTCGGCACCACGTCCGTGATGTACCGCGTCAAGGCATACGACACCGAGGGTTTGGAGTCTGGCTGGCGCACCAGTTCGCAGGTAACGGTGGTCAACAACAACGCCCCGTCTGCGCCGCCGTCCATCGCGGTGCCGAATGATGTCAAGGGCGGCAGCACGCTGGTGATCTCGTGGACTGCGGCAAGTGACAGCGATGGCAACCTGAGCGGCTACATTCTGGAGCGCAGCACCGACGGCGGCTCCGCCTACACGCAGGTGTACAAGGGCGACGCGCTGACCTACACCGACACCATCACCAAGGGCTGGTCCACCGTGATGTACCGTGTCAAGGCGTATGACAGCTATGACGCTCAGTCCGGCTACACCACGTCCACCAAGCGCACGGTCGATAACAACACCGCGCCGACCATCACGACCTCCAGCGCAGCCAACCTCGGCACGAAGTCCAGCGGCTTCGCCGTCTCGTACTCCGTGGATGAGGACGCGGCGGACACCCTGACCGTCACCGAAAAGCTGGACGGCACGACCAAGCGAACCTACACCGCGACCCGCAAGACCGCCAACAGCTTCGCCGTCACCGGTGAATATTTCCAGAAAATTACGAACGGCAGTCACACCATGACCGTTACCGTGACCGATGGCAAGGCCACCGTCACCAAGACGTTCACCTTTACGAAGGCCGTCACCGCCGCCAGCATCACGCTGGCGAAGCCGATGGAGGCGGATGCCCAGATCACGCTCTGCGCCATCACCGTAGGCGGTCTGATTCCAGCTGACGCTGTGTTCAAGGTGGAGGTCACGAACAACGGCAAGGATAGTTCGCCGGTATGGGAGGACGCCACCACCGAGGCCCGGAATGGCCGGAACCATTTGTTCACGAACCAGACTGCGTCCAACGGCTTCGCATTCAATTTCCGTGTCACCGCAGAGCGCGGTGCAAGCGGCGAGAGCGGCTATATCGCTTCGATTCAGGGAGGTTTCCAGTAATGGGTTTGAACAGAGTAAGAGTCGATTCTGTAGCTAAATTGCAGAAGAAGAAAACGATGGCGGAATTGCAGGAGGAGAATGAAGCCCTGAAAACCAAGGTTTCTTCTCTGGAAACCAACCTCGATAATACCCAGATGGCGCTGTGCGACGTGTACGAACAGCTCATCGCGGTCACATCCGCCGCAGATAAGGAGGCATAATCATGGCAGAAGTCTATGCAAACCTCATTCGCCGGGGGCGGAAAACCATCGAGCAGGTGCCTGAGCACCTGCGGGAAGAAGTCAAGGCCATTCTCGCGGCGGACGGCAACGCATGAGCCGCCTGCGGGAATTTGCCTTAAAAATATTACTGAGAAAGGAGAAAGGCATCATGGCAGTCATCTATGCAACCCTCATTGTGAAGGGCAAGAAGACCCTCGATCAGGTTCCGGCGCTGATTCGGAAGCAGGTTGAGGAAATCCTGAAGGACCTCGAAGTCGAGGTCGAGTAATCGCGCAGGGGAGTCGGGAGAACCGGCTCCCCTCATTTTTTGTATGACGAAGGAGAGGAGGTTCAGATGGACCAGCCTATTACGCGAGCCGAGCATGAGGAGTTCAAGCGTCGGCTCGAAGAGGAAAATGCCCGTCAGGACAGACGAATCGCCTTGCTGGAGGAAAGCGTAAGCAAAATGGGCGCACTGTCCACTTCGGTCGAGAAGCTGGCCCTGAGTATGGAGAGCATGGTCAGGGAGCAGGAAAAGCAGGGAAAACGGCTGGAAACTCTGGAGAGCCGCGATGGAGAGCTGTGGCGTAAGGCCGTCGGCTATGCAGTAACGGCCATCATCGGTGCTTTTCTCGGCTATGTGTTCACCCAAATCGGTTTTTAGGAGGTGTGCAAGTTGAGCATCATTACGTTCCAGCGCGGGGATAAGACCGCGCTCACCAAGAACTTTACCAAGTCCGAGTTCGAGTGTCCCTGCGGCTGCGGACAGCAGTCGGTGGACACGGAGCTGGCCGAAAAGCTCCAGCTCATCCGGGACAAGGTAGACCGTCCGCTGAAGATCACGTCTGGCTACCGCTGCATCACGCACAACGCCAGCAAGGCCGTGGGCGGAAGCCCGAACTCCAAGCACCGCTACGGCATGGCAGCGGACTGGAGGACGGAGAATCGGAGTATCAACCCTGTGGCACTGGGCATCCTTGCTCAAGCCGTGGGGTTCGGCGGCATCGGCATCTACTGGCACAGCCGTGGGGCCTTTGTCCACGCCGACACCCGTAGCACGAAAGCAACGTGGCTCTGCACCACGCCGGGAAAGTACCCCAGCACGACCTACAACAAGTTCGTGCTTCCCACCATCCGCCGGGGCTGCACTGGGGACGCGAACCGCAGTGCGACGATCATGCTCCAGAAGCTCCTGAAGCTGAAGGCTGATGGCCTGTTCGGAGAGGGGACGGAAAATGCCCTGATGAGGGCGCAGGAGGCGCATGGCCTGACCGTGGACGGAATCTGCGGCCCTGCATCGTGGAAGGCGCTGTCTGGCGCTGACAAGTACCTGTGAGAGGAGATAGGCTCTATGACGAATAGCAAAGTGTCCATCGCTACGCTGGCCCGCACGGCCGCTCTGGCGTTCGCTCTGGCAAATCAGGTTTCGAGCGCCGCCGGGAAGCCCCTGCTGCCCATCGAAAGTTCGGAGGTCGAGCAGTTTGTGACCACTGGCCTGACCATTGCCACCAGCGTCGCTGCGTGGTGGAAGAACAACAGCTTTACCGCCGCCGCCATCGAAGGCGACAAGCGGATGAACAGCCTGAAGAATCAGGTTCACTGAATGAAAGGAGTAACCGAATATGAATGAGTTTACGAGAAGCCTGCTGTACATCGCCCTGCTGGTCTGTGTCCCCATCGTGACCGCCTGCATCCAGAAGGGCATTGCCGTGTTCATCGAGTTCATCGTGGCAAAGACCAACGACATC